TTATGAAACCTCTGCCGCCACTTTGCTGCCATCTTCATTTTCATCAGCAGTGCTGGCCCCTTCTTCGCCTTCTTCTTTATTAACACCTAAATTAGCGACAGGATTTAGCTGAGCTGCTTCTTCTAAATGGTCTGGTGCGAAATGTGCGTATCTCATGGTTTCGCGGATATTGGCATGCCCGAGGATGCGCTGTAACACCAAAATATTGCCACCGTTCATCATGAAATGGCTGGCAAAAGTATGACGTAACACATGGGTTTTCTGACCTTCACTCAAAATGATGTTGGTTAATGCGAGCATCTTCTTGAATTCCTGATAGCACGGTTTGAACATCGGCCCTTCTAGCTCTTTCAACTCGTTATAGAGCCAGATGGGGATCGGAACCGTTCTGTTTTTACCACCCTTCGTTTTTGTGAAAGTGATCTTGTGCTTCGAGAGTTGAGAGCGGGTTAGCCTCTCTGCTTCGCTCCAGCGTGCACCAGTTGCAAGGCAGACTTTCACTATTCGGGTAAGGAAATTTTCCCATATTCATCGCAGGCTTCTAACAGCTGATCGATCTGCTTTTCCGTCAGCCAGGACATTTCTTTTTCTTTCTCTTTGAAGATACGGACACCTTCAATAGGGTTAGGTAGTTTCCATTCACCTAACCGACGTAGTTCATTAAAAACTGCATCGAGATACTGTTGTTCACGGTTAACCGTTATTGGCTTAGCTTTCCATTTCTCTCGGTCAGCATGATAACCGTTATCAATTTCGCCTCGTAATCGTTGATCACGGTAATGCGCCCAATCTTTGGGTGTAATTTTGGAAGCAACAGGATTACCCATACCCCTACAAACGATTTTGAGTTTTGCAAGCCGTGACTTGCTCGCGACTAATGACTGGCCATGCAACTTGTCCCACAAATCAACCAACTCAGAGAGCCGCCTGCGATCCTCTTTTTCGCCGAGCCAAGGCTTATCTTCAGCTTCTTCTCTTTTATACTTCTCGAAAGCCTCGGCCTCGCCTTTAGTGTTGAACTGTCTGCGGATACGCTTCCCTTCTCTTCCGTTCGGGAAGATTTGAGCCAGCCATTTGCCATTTTTTTGTTTGCTTACAGTCATGAATGAAACCGAGGTAAGAAGTTAATTAGCGATCACACAGGGAAAAACCTTTATCCAGCACAGGGCCAATATTTATTCGTTGGCTGCTATCTTCAGGTGACTTTCTCCAAACAGCATTCAAATCCCCACCTTCCAGTTTTCCTGATTTAACGGCATTTTTCGCAGTGCCATTAACCGGGTATCGTTCATCAGTGGCTGTGTTATACACAAAGACATACAGCCGATTTACACAAGACACCTTTGCAGTATCAAAGGTCAGCGGCCATGCATCACCATAAGCCTTTCCATCAATCTCTTTCGTTTTCTCTGCCGCAAGGGCGTTTGCAGAGAGAGAAAGCAAAAAAAGAGCAATCGCTGTATGTTTCATGCCGGTCCTTATATATTTTTTTCCAGAGTAAAAATAACCGCTCCATGCGGCTTAACATCATTTACTGCACACTCAAAACTAACGCTGTCATTAGATAGCTTGATTTTTCCACCGGGCAAACGAACAACATCAAACACGTCGAAAGAATCATCAATATTGATGACCCAGCGGCCATTACCGATATTGTGAGATGCAGTATTTACAAGCCATGAATGGCTTATGCCTTCAATGAAATTTAATAGTGAAGGCTCTACAGAAGATAAGGACGCATCTAATAGCCAGTGTCCCGCGCTTAATAACTTGCCTGATTCCATTCTGTATTTATCTATCTTCAACGTCTCATTGCTGGCTTGTGTTCCTTCTGTTGACTGGAACATTTCCCCCTGCCCTGTGGCTAACCACTGTAAAGAAACGCCGGTATCTAAAGCACATGCAACTACCACATCTCCAGGGAAAAAGTCTCGCTTAATCCATGTGCTAATGGTGCCTTCTGAAATACCCATCAACATGCTCAACTGTTTTTGCTGAGTAAAACCATATGTATCAAGCACACGTCTCAACAATGGCTTACCACCATTTGACAAAATTTCTTTGTAAAGTGACTTGCCGTGAAGAGAAGGTTTTAAAAAATTCGAATTTGCAAACTGACCAGTCATCAACCAGTGAACATCCGCCCCGGTATCAATACAACAACGAACCAGAGTGTTTCCCGGCACCGCATCACGCTGCACCCATCCAGTAACGCTATGCTTTTCAATCCCCAGCACACCGGCTAAATCCGCCTGCGTTTTCACGCCATATGCAGACATGAGGCGCTCCAAAACGCCATCATTAGCATTGATTTTCCAGCCACTGCCCTGTTTGTCAGACATAAAAAAGCACCACCAACTAGTTTAAAATTATTTACAGGTAATTTTTAACGATCTATAGTGACGCTCATCGACCAAGATGCACGACACTGCACCATATTTCACACAACCAGAGATAATGCGATATGAATGATCTAAAAGCAACTTCCACGCTTGAGAGTGTGAGTTCACAAAAACAAACTGACTTACTCAACGACCCGCAAGTTAGCGCCATTGTTTCGGCTTTACTGCCAAGCCTTCAGATGATGATCGGCTCTGCTATGTCGGATGCGATGAGCGTAAAACAATTTGCAGCTATGCGCGGCGTCAGTACGCGCCTTGTCTGGCAATGGATTGATGAAGGCATATTGCTTAAAGCTCCCACCAAAGATTTCAGCAACAAAGAGGACATGGAAAAACGCTCTAAAGTCCTCATCAACGTCAAAGCATGGCGCGACAAACTCACTCAGCAGGCTGTCGATTGTCATTATATCGATGCCCGCATCTCACAATCTCTTAACTGAGTTTGATTATTTAAATTGTGCGAGTGAAAAGCCATGTTTGATTTTAAGGTTTCCACCCAACAACACTTTGATGATGCCTGCCGCAAATTTGCGCTTACTCATAACATGACCGAGCTTGCGCTGCGGGCTGATATGAAAGTGCAGACCCTGCGCAACAAGTTGAATCCTGAGCAGGTTCATCAACTAACCGTTTCAGAAATGCTGCTCTTAACTGATTTAACCGAAGATGCAACGCTGGTCGATGGCGCATTGGCACAACTGCAATGCCTGCCATGTGTGCCAGTTAACGAAGTGGCAAAGGATAAGTACCCGGCCTATGTGCTTAAAGCTACTGCCGAGGTTGGACTACTGGCCGCAAATGTCGCCGACCCTGAGAAAATTACAGCAACCTGCCGTCGTGGAATCGTCGAAGCTGCCAATACTGGTATTCGTTGCATGATGCTGGCCGCTCTGGCTGTACAGACCCGTATTCAGTCAAACCCGACTTTAGCCTCAACCGTTGATGCAATTAGCGGGTTGGGTGCTTCAATCGGTATTAACTGAGGCTGACAGCAATGATCTCATTAGCAGCACGCCTGAAGAAGCAAAGCCCGTCAATGTCATATGGCAATGGCTGGATTATGGGAGAGAACGGCAAGCGCTGGCATCCGTGTGACAGTCAGCAGGCATTGCTCAAAGGTCTTTCAGCTAAGCGCATCGGTTTTGCTCTACGCCTGCGCCGTGTATTCGGTGGTTAATATGCAAGTTTTATGGGAAGTACCGAAACAACACGAACCCGCCAGTTTTTCCAAAATTCATTTGATGGGCGCTCGTGTTGATAAGCTTCAGCCAATGACGTTTGATGAATTTCGTAAAAAGTGGCGTCAAATGCGAGACAACAACGCTAACCCCGCATTGCGTTATTTCAATCATCAGAATGATGAATTCAAATTCTGTGTTCTGACATTGGCTAATCGTGAGAACCCGAAAACTTTTAAGCCGGAGGAGATTGGTAAACCTTTTCAATATTTTGAAGAGCATCGACGAGAGTTGATTATTATTGCCATGAATAAAATGGCGCGCTGGGGGCGGATATTACCGCGTCAGTTTTCAACGGCAGACTGTTTTTTAGCTGAGTAAATAACACTCAATAAATTAAATGGCGTAAACCCGACGGGATTTTTTTTGCCCAAATTCTGGAAAAAGATAAATGCGAAATATCGAAATACATAAGTTTGATGCCGACACTGAAGCGCTGGCAGCAATCATCACTAAAGCGCGAGTTGAGGAACGCAAAGACCGTGCGCTGGCGGTTTCTGAGCGCCTCGTTGAGCTGGCAGTACATGTGCATCAAAAAGGTTTAAGCGGCATTGAAGCTGCCGATCTGATACGCCGGGAAGCAGAGCGTTATCAGAATGAATCGCAGGAGCTGCACTAATGGCAGACTCAATGGACCTGGTTCAACAGCGCGTACAGGAAGAACTGGCGCGCAATCTTGCAAATGCAACTCACCGTCCGTCAGGGGCGAGTGAGTTTTTCTGTCTTTCATGCGGTGAAGAAATTCCCGAATTGCGTCGCCGTGTTTTGCCAGGCGTAGAACTTTGCGTGACCTGCAAAGAAATCAGTGAGCTGAAAACCACGCATTACAAAGGGGAGACGTTATGAGCACCATTCTTAAATGGGCGGGTAATAAATCCCGTGTCATGCCTGAGTTGCTGGCGCACCTGCCAGTAGGTAATCGCCTGGTTGAACCATTCGCGGGTTCCTGTGCAGTGATGATGAATACTGATTACCGGGAATATCTGATAGCCGATATTAATCACGACCTGATTAATCTTTACCGTCAGGTAAAAGAGCACACTACCGAATTTATTATGGTGACTCTGTCTCTTTTCACTAAAAACAAGACAGAGGAAAATTATTACCAGGTCCGAGAGAAATTCAACAGAAACGCCTCAATGCCACTGCTTGAGCGTGCCGCATATTTTCTCTATCTGAATCGCCACGGATACAGGGGCGTTTGCCGTTATAATCGCAAGGGCGAATTCAATATCCCATACGGTAATTATGCCGCCCCATATTTCCCCCTGGCGGAAATCCAGACGTTTGCAGAGAAGGCGCGACGGGCAACATTCATTTGTGCTGACTACCGCAAAACGCTGGATATGGTGAAATCTGGTGATGTTGTTTATTGCGATCCGCCATATCACGGCACGTTCACCGATTACCATACGGGCGGTTTTAATGATGATGACCAGCATTCACTGGCTTGCTATCTACTGGGTATTTCCGATAGTAATCATGTCGTTGTTTCCAACAGTGACACACTGTTTACCCGAAGCATTTTCCGCGCTTTCGACATCACAAAAATCACTGTAGCCCGCTCGGTTGGTCTTGCTGCCGGTAAAGGTAAGCGTGCATCAGAAATCATCGCTGTACGGAAACCACAGTCAAACTATGGGGTAATTGGCTTGGATATGGCATCCGGGCCAGATTGCTCAGTTGAGCTGGCGGTGTGTAAGTGACCCAGGAATACGCCTACCCGTGGAATGCCCCACGGGAGGCCATCGCCAGCCCGTACCCCACGTACGAGGAAGCCCGCAGCCGCAGTCAGATGATTGCGGCTTTAGTGCATGCACAGGATTTACTCGAAAAGCAGCCCACTCTGGTGCAGCTCGACGTTAAACGCCGTATCAGTGATCTTGAAAAAACACAGGGCACAGCCCGTGCCAATGCGTACTTTACGAAAACTTTCGTAGAGCGCACATTGCCACGCGTTGAAGTCGTTAACGCGCAGTATCGTCTCGGTGAAATGAAAGCTGGCACATTTAATCTGCTGACTGAGAACGCCATCAGAAAAACAGGTGCGGCCAGTGCTGGCGGTGCACTGTGGGAATTAATGAAGCGCTTTAACCGTCTGCCTGATATGGCTCGTTCTGACGTTGATCTCCTGTCAGGTGATATCGCTAATTTCATCATGGCCGAACTGGCGCAGGTGCACGAACAGGTCAGCACTGAGTCAGATTATCGGTATACGCATCGCGTTTATATGACCGCAGCCACTATTACCCGTGAGTTTAATCAGACCCCGCCGCTATGGGAAAAAGTCACATCCCGTCTGTTTGATCCTGAAGAAGTAACGCCAGCTATCATGCGCATGAAAACGGAAAAATGGTGGAAAAGCCGCCTGCGCCGTGTTGCAGCAGCATGGCGTGAGCATCTGCATATTGCACTCGCTAATGTCAGCAAGAAGCATACGCCTTATGCCAGCAATATGACCGTAGCAGAATGGCGCGAGCAGAAGCGCCGCACGCGTGAATTTCTTAAAGGGCTTGAGCTGGAGAACGAGGAGACTGGCGAGCGAATCAGTTTGATCGATAAGTTCGACGGGAGCGTTTCAAATCCGGCTATCAAGCGCTGTGAGTTAATGAACCGTATCCGTGGGTTTGAAAATATCTGCAATGAGATGGGGTTTGTTGGTGAGTTTTATACGCTGACTGCCCCGGCGCACTATCACGCCACAATCAAGACCGGCCATCGTAACCGTAAGTGGAACGGTGCAAGCCCGGCGGACACGCAGCGCTATCTCTGCAATGTCTGGCAAAAAATACGCGCCAAACTTCACCGTGAAGAAATCCGCATCTTTGGGATCCGTGTTGCGGAACCTCATCACGATGCGACCCCACACTGGCACATGCTGATGTTCATGCTTCCTGAAAATGTTGATCGCGTGCGTGAAGTCATGCGCGATTATGCCTGGCAGGAAGACAGCAGCGAACTGACAACCGATAAGGCCCGTAAAGCGCGTTTTCACGCTGAAGCCATCGACCCGGAGAAAGGCAGCGCCACCGGATACATAGCGAAGTACATCTCTAAAAACATTGATGGCTATGCGCTCGACGGCGAGCTGGACGACGAAAGCGGCAAAGAGCTGAAAGCGACTGCGCCAGCGGTTTCAGCCTGGGCGGCACGCTGGCACATTCGCCAGTTCCAGTTTGTCGGCGGTGCACCGGTCACGGTTTATCGTGAACTCCGCCGCATGGCTGACAGTGAAACCGCGCATGGCCTGAGTATTGAATTTGCAGCTGCGCACGATGCTGCGGACGCTGGTGATTGGGCTGCTTATGTTAATGCACAGGGCGGGCCGTTTGTACGCCGCGATGATCTGGCCGTTCGCACCTGGTATCAGCCCAGCGAAGACATTAACGAATATGGTGAAGAAATTGTCCGTATTAAGGGGGTTTATGCAACGGAGGTTGGCGCAGATACGCCAATTTTAACCCGCCTGGCACAGTGGAGGATTGTTCCAAAAAGTGCCCTTGATTTGGCCGTTGATCTTAAGGGCGCGTCCGCGCCCTCTTGGAGTTCTGTCAATAACTGTACGGGAGGTTTGAGATCAGATGATTCGAACCAGCCTGACAGTTTTGAAAAAATCGACTTCGGAGGCATGGGTCGCGAAGAGCGGCGGCAGTTTTTGACCCGAATAAGAGCGCAAGAGCCTCAAAAACGGCATCTGAAACTGAGACGGTCAGACAAAATTGAATCGGCTTGCGATAACGTGATTAGTCAGGTTAGAGATTTATGCGGCGAAACTATCAGTCGCGGGTTGGCCGTGCGTTTGATTAGTGGCACTCAGACCGAAATAGCCGGGCGAATGTTCCGCAGTTCGGTCTATGGCGACCTATTCCGCCCAAAAGTTAAGCCTGAGAAGGTAAGCATATTAGCCAGATTTAACGGACTAGCAGACACTATGCGTATGAAAGGTGCCCAGTGATCGCTATTCTTTCTCTAAAGGGTTTACGATTGATAGGAAAAAATATCCTGTTATGGAATTTCAATTGGTCATATGGATTGATGAAAAATGCTCGTCTTATCATGCAGATGAAAATTTGTTTCGTCTGAAACATTTTTCTTCCGATCTTTCTGATTGCTATGATACTGTATGCATGTACAGCTATTTGAAGGGGAGGGCGCGTGGATAACGATTTACAAGAGCGGGTAATGCTTGAGCGTGTTGAGCTGATAGCTCGGCTCACTACCGAGGGAATCTGTAAGGAACGGGACAGGGAAATAGCGCTAGGTTTAATTGCAGAGATCGCAAGTAGCGCCGCTCTGTCCAACAAACAATTTTCAGTCTTTTTTTCGGCTGTGCCAATTGAAAAGTAATCGCGATATATTATTTTTTAAGGCTTTTGTGAATGTTAAAGATTACGATTGGCTCACCTTTTTGAGGTGCTTCAAATTATATCTATTAAAAATAAATTATGGGTGTTTTTGTTTGCTTAGATAGTCTTGTATCCTTGTGATTGAACTTTAATCGCCATATGTGCATTGTGCGATGCTGAAATAAAGTGTCGCAGTCTCAATCAATGATTGTTAGTACTTTTATTCATAGTTAACAGAGCCATGTAGACTCTGTTTCATTATTATTCGTCGTATTTTTTAAGATCAGAGGCGAACTTTAAGATGCTGCATTTATAGCCTTGAAATGCATGCGTTGGAGTCGTTGGATATGCCAGTTTGAGAATGCCATCTTTCACTAAAGGATTTAGATAATCTCGTCTTAATGAGTTTGGATTTCTCCCCAGTAGTTCACTAAAGTCTCTCACAGTAAGATAGCCCCTAATGGACAATACCATGATTTCTTTCATTATTACTGATTTTTTTACTCCTCGCTTCTTTCCATTTCTAATGGGGGCAGAGAGAGCCAATAACTCAGCCCATATGACTTCTTGATAGACCTTTAAGAATTCAAGGTATGTTTTTATTTCTTTTTCTGGGTTGTCTATTTCACAAGAAAATAACTCTCCAGTTATCATTTGATAGAATGTTTTAGGGTTTTTGTTTTCATCACATATATGTTCTTCATAATATTTTTCACTTTCTTTAATCTGATCAACCAAATCTTTTATTTCTGCTTCAATTTCTCCCTTATTCATGCTGAGCAAATCTTTGTTCTTACTATCTATAGCTACTTCTCTAGCAGAGGAAGCCAAATCTTTGCTATCAACGTTGCTTCTGGTTTCATGATCTGTACTCAGCCCACCTTGTTGCTCAGTACCTAGCTCCTGCTGCTTAGTACTTAGCTCCTGTTGCTTAGTACTTAGCTCCTGCTGCTTAGTACTTAGCTCCTGCTGCTGCTTAGTACTTAGCTCCTGCTGCTGCTTGGTACTTAGCTCCTGCTGCTGCTTGGTACTTAGCTCCTGCTGCTGCTTAGTACTTAGCTCCTGCTGCTGCTTAGTACTTAGCTCCTGCTGCTGCTTAGTACTTAGCTCCTGCTGCTGCTCAGTACTTAGCTCCTGCTGCTGCTTAGTACTTAGCTCCTGCCGCTGCTCAGTACTTAGCTCCTGCTGCTGCTTATTACGATTCTCAATACCTAAGTTTATGGTTGATCCCTCGTCATCAATTAAGGTGATATGGGAATTATTATAATTTACTTCAAAAATCGCTTTTGCTTGTTCAAGCCGAGACGAAAAGGATTCCAGTATTTGTTGGTAAGATTCTTCTAAAAAGCTCATTTTTCTTACAAACTCATAACACTCTTGCTTAGTGTACGGCTCGTCAAATTCTTCATCAAAAGGGGAATCCGTCGAAGTGTCAGCATTTAAATTATTGGGGATGTAATCTTTAGGAGGGTGAATGAAACCAATTTGTAGTAGTTTATGGCCGCGTGCATTAGTTGGCGTGACAGGTGTATGATTTGAAAGGTAGTAGCGCTTGCTCTTCTGGATTCCATCAGATTTTAAAAAGAAAGTCTAACTAGTTTGGAAAGCGATAATGTGATCTTACGTGTGTCGTATGAAGTTATTTCTCTTATTTCTTCATGGCTGACAATATCATTTTGTGCAGCAGTTGCTAATATTACTCTATCAAGTTCATTTAAGGATTTGAACTTACTACCACATATTTCCTTCAGCTTTTCGATGGTTTCTTTAGGGATGAATCCTTCAGTGCTAAGTTCTAGCCTTGTATTGTTGCTTTCGAAATTTTCGATTAATTTTGGCTCTGACCAGTGCTGGGATTTCCATCCGCTAAATATTTTTGGCAATCCAGAGCCCGCTCTTTCACCAAGTCCAATCATTAAAAACATCTGATGAAGATATTTGTTTCTGCAATCGCTTTCACCTCCATTTTTCGCAATTACGAAAGGAACTCGCATAGTGCCTGGATTTCTAAAGGTGAATATTCCATTTTGTTTTACAATTTTTATTGGCGAATGACCATTATAATCAGCATGTACGAGTGTATTTACTAATGCTTCTCTAAGAGCTACATGTACTGGGCTATCAGATGTCCTGACTCCACCAGAGATACTAAAAGGAATCTTTAAGTCCTCTGTTAATTTTCGGTATACTTTTCTATAAAAATCAAAGAGGTTTCCAGACCATGAGCCATCAGGGATCAACCTGTCATTCCAGCGAGTATTATCATCAATTGTTTGATTATCTGTGATGTCTTGATATTCTATAAAATATTGAGGGAGGGCGTCTTGTATTGATTGCCATTTTCCAAACATTAGCAGTCCAGCCAATGTTAAACCCTCGACTCCAGTATTTCGATCTTTTCTCCAGCCTTTCAGTGATTTAATGAATTCGAAATCATCAAGCTCAAGCCAAACATGGTCTGGTTTAGAACTGGATAATAAGTTCCTATATATTTGTATGCTTGATTTATCTAAGTCATCAATAGTGAATTTGTTGAATATTCTGTCGTCCAAAGTGTCGGTCAATTGCTCGGCAAGCATTGCCTTAACCTGTTCTGATGAACATTTTCGGTCTCCTTCATGGAGGCGAAGGTAAGTTCCTGTTAAAGGGTTACTATTGACATAAACTGGTCTCTGCTTTCTATTTGCCTGAGGTACTTCGACGATTATTATATTTTTGTCGTCAATTAGTTTGGTGTGAACTTTTGAGTCGTCCACTAAGCAGATACTAATTTTTTGTGGGTTATTTATTGTATTGAAGAAATCTTTTTTTACCCTTTCTATATCATTAATTCCTGCAACTGAAAATACTCCTTTTTTTTCACGTACCCCAAGTAAAATTAATCCACCGTTTGTATTAGCCATAGCACTGTAAGTTGACCACATATCATCAGGCACGGCACCATTCCCATCTTTACCATTAGCTAGCTTGCATTCGATTTCATGGCTTTCTATTAAGCCCTTTAATGAAAAGTTCCTCTTTAAATCAATCATTTAATATCCTTTCGTTTTGTTTCTTGTGAAGCGATAGAAAAAATAGAAGCTGTAGATTTTGCGCTGCTTTACTAAAGTAAGAGAGTTTTTTGCATACCAATTGTATGACTGGTTGAACTTGCATTTTACTGCATGATATTGCATGTGCTTCCAAAATAAAACTTCCTCATGCGAAGCCAGACAACTTAAGCTTTTCCTCACTTTATGCGTTGCATGAAAAACGACAAGTAAAGCGGGCAGGCGTGGCGGGGATAGCATTGCGCGCGAGGGGCGCAAACATGTATGCGGAGGCTGCGCCAGCCGCACGGAGGCGGGCGCACGTCATCGCGGCGAACACGAGGAGCGAAACGGAAAAACCCCGCAAAACGCGCCTGAGCGCGCCTGGCGAGGTCTAATGGACGGGGCAAAATCAGGGGCGTACAGGTGGGGGTAGCATTTTCCCTTTTGGGGCGGTCTGCAAGCAAGGCTGATAGCCGGGCCAGCCTCTGCGATACCTTTCGCATCCAGCGCAGCGGCATCGTTTTTTCATATCACCACCTAATCAACAGTCAGGACGTAAGGGGAGAATTGAATTACCTCCTGACCGATCCAGTTATTGATCTCCTTCAGGCGTTCCTGCAACGGCGTCAGCTCATTGCGAACAAATACCTGCGACGCCTTCACCGCGTCACCAAACCCGCCCGTATTATCCGGGATAATCCCCATCATCTGCGGCGGTACACGATGCGCGCTTAAAAGGTCGTCGCGGCTGGCTTTCTTGATGTTGAAAAAGTCGTCTTTCGTTGCCACCTCACTGAGCGGCAGAATCTTGATCCCGTCGGGTTTACCGTTTGGTGCGTACATAAACAGATTGCGGAAGTTCCCCAGCCCTTTCGTGTCGCGCATCGCCTGGCGCATCCGATCGATATCACTGCTGCTCTGTGCCGCGTCGGTCATATACAGGATGTAACCGGCGTGTGCGCCGTTCTGGTAGTACTTGCGGCGAAACAGAGTCGCCGACTCATTCAGCCAGGCGGAGTTAAGCGCGCTGAGATATTCCGGCAGGCCGTACAGCTCCTGATTAATATCAGGCTCGATAAGGTGAAACACCTGCCCGGCCTCAAACTGGTGCGCATCCTTCCATTCGTTCACAAACCAGTACGCGCCATCCTCGACTCCGCGCCGCGTGTATTTGGCCGGTGAGGTTTCCAGGCGCAGCGGCTGGCCGAGTGCGTTGCGGCGCCGCTCGGCAAATGCATTGCCAAACACTAGATAATCAAGCGCAAATTTGCTGAATTCCTGCTGACTGAGCAGCGGATGCGGGATAAAGGTAGAAGCCAGGATGTTGCGCTTAACGTAAATCGGCGAACTGTGGTGAACGGCCGAGCGCAGGCTTTTCGCCAGGCCGTGAAAGCTGACCGGCGGCTCATACCAGCGGCCGTTATGGATGCACTCGGCATAATCCAGAATGTCGCGCTTATCCATCACCGGCGTGGGATCGCCAAAGGTGAACGCCTCCACCGGCTGCGATGCCACCGGCGCGGGCCGGACAGGTGCGGTAAATGCCTTGCGGCCTTTGCGTTTGCTCATCAGTAGAATTCCATGAAAGAAGGATTTGCGCCGCCGCTGGCTGCGGTAAGCGGTTCGTTTAGCAGTGCGTGCATGATTGCCCAGGCGACGTCGGCGTGGCTGGCGTCTTCGCTGCGGCTCGCCTCATAGGTGGAGCGGTTGCCGCTGGCGGTCATGGTTTTGCGGATAGCCATAAAGGATTGGGTGATGTCGGTCTGGCCTGCGTCGTATTCAAGTCGGCCGCTGCTGATGGTGTCTTTCGCCTTCAGCACCATCGCGGTTTTCACTTCCGGCGTGTAACGGATTTCCCGCGCGGCCGGGTAGAACTGGCGGACCAGCTGAAACACACCCTGGCCGATGCCGGTCGCATCAATGCCGATGTATTCAACGGCGTATTTCTCCGTCAGTTCTTTAATCGACTGCGCCTGCGCCGCAAAGTCCATGCCGCGCCACTGGTGGCGCTCCAGCACGCGGAATTTGCCACCGGCAACCAGCGGTGGCGCGATAACGGCACAGCCTGCGCTGTCGCCGGTGTGCGAGGGATCGTAACCAATCCACACCGGGCGGTAGTCGAACGGGCGCAGCGCATACGGGTTAAAGTCGGTCCACTCCTCCAGGCTGTCCACCATGCAGCCCTGCAACTCGGCGAACGGAAATACGCTTGCCTCGTCATCAACAAACTCACACATCAGCAGGTTCTGATACTCAGCCGGGCTGTACTCAAGCTGCAACTGGTCAATATCAAACAGGTTGCAGCCGCCCGTCAGCGCATCTTCAACGGTGACAATCTGCCGCCACTGACCGTCACCGCACAGCGCGCCTTTTGCCAGGTGTGTATGTGACAGGTCAATCTCAATGCGGTCATCTTTGTTGCGACGCCCCTTATTAAACAGCTCGCCGGACCAGAACGGATAAGCACTGTGCGACAGGCTCGACGGCGTGGAGAAATACGTCGTGCGCCATTTCTTATGCAGCGACATGCCGCTGGCAACTTTTCGCAGCTCCTGGAATTTCGGTATCCAGAAATATTCATCCAGGTACAGATTGCCGGTGTAGCTCTGTGCGGTGCGCACGTTGGTGCCGAGAAAAATCAGGCGTGCGCCGTTCGGCAACACAATCGGATCCCCCTTCAGATCAACATCCACCGACCGGGCAAAATCAATGATGTAGTTTTTGAAGACGTGCGCCTGCGCCTTGCTGGCAGACAGAAAAATCTGGTTGCGGCCGGTAGTCAGCGCATCAAGCAATGCCTCGCGGGCAAAATAGAATGTCGCACCAATCTGACGGGATTTGAGAATGTTGCGAATACGGTGCGCCAGCCCGGCTTTATGCCAGCTGAGCTGGTACTCAAAGCAGCAATCCATAAACAGGTCAGTCAGCTTTCCGGTTTGCTCATCACTGAAAACGTTCTTGATAACCGGCTGACGCTCGCCACGGTTGCGGTTGCGCACGTTCGGATTGAGATCCACCTCGTTGCCGCTGCTGCGATAGCGTTCGACGCGGGCCAGCCGCTCAATCTGTCGGCCGAGCAGGTCGATTTCTTTGTAATCCCTTCCCTCCTTCACGTCTTTGAGGATGAGCTGAGTCAGCCGCGCCTCAAGACTGAATTCCACGCGGCTGATGGGCGCAACGTTCTCCCATTCATCGCGGAGTTTCCAGCTCTGCACGGTTGGCGTTTTCTGTCCGAGCGTCTCCGCTATCTGGCGCACGGAATATCCCTGCCAGTAAAGCAGTGCGGCCTGACGGCGCGGATCGCTGATGGTGGTGCCGGGTGTCATATTCATGCCGCTAAGGCTACCGGCGGCAAAAATGGCGCGCCTGTCCTCGCTGTCTGCTGGTCGGTGAGCGGGCGGGCATTCGTTGAGGGATTGCGCCACGGCGGGGAAACTGGCCCCGAACCGAACCCCTCAACAGACCGGAGCCTGATTAATGGCAACTAAAGCAAAGCGTTTTCGCATCGCAACGGAAGGCGCAACGACCGACGGGCGCGTGATTTCCCGCGAGTGGATCACGCAGATGGCAAAAAACTATGACCCGGCCGTGTACGGTGCCCGCGTCAACATGGAACACATCAAGGGTTATGCCGCTGACAGTACATTTCGCCGCTTTGGCGATGTGACGAAAGTCGAGGCGGAGGAAATCACCGACGGCGCGCTGAAAGGCAAGCTGGCCCTGTATGGCTATATCGATCCCACTCCTGATCTGGTTGACCTGACCAAAGCCCGGCAGAAGATTTACACCTCAATCGAGGTCAACCCAAAATTTGCCGACACCGGCGAGGCTTATCTGGTTGGTCTGGCCGTGACCGATGACCCGGCGAGCCTCGGCACGGAATACCTGAGCTTCAGCGCCAGCGCCAAAGCGAATCCGCTGGCGTCCCGCAAGCAGGACAAAGACAACCTGTTTACCGCCGCCGAGGAAACCCTGATCGAGTTCTACGAAGAAGCCGACCCCGGCCCGTCACTGCTGACCCGCGTAAAAGAGCTGTTTTCCCGCAAAGAGAAAACGGATGGCGAGCGCTTCAGCGACGTAAGCGCGGCCGTTACGGCGGTGGCCGAGCAGGTCCAGCAGAACAGTGAAACCGCATCACAGCAGCTGGTAACGCTGGAGAAAACTTTCTCTGACCGCCTTGAGGTGCTGGAGAAACAGACCGGCGAAGACCGCGAGGCCATGAGCGCGCTACAGGACAAACTCAAGAAAACCGACGGCAGCTTTTCCCGCCGCCCGCCGTCAACCGGTGGCGACGGCAAGAGCAGCGCACAGACCGACTGCTGATAGCGTCCAGTCTGAGAACACCCCCGAATACTGATAAACAGGAATGCTAATGCGCCAGAACACCCGCTTTAAATTTAACGCTTACATGTCCCGCCTGGCCGAGCTGAACGGCGTCGAAACCGGCGACATGAACAAGAAATTCACCGTCGAGCCGTCGGTATCGCAGACCCTGATGAACCGTGTGCAGGAGTCATCTGAGTTTCTGACCCGCATCAACATCGTGCCGGTGACGGAGATGAAGGGCGAGAAAATCGGGATCGGCGTGTCCGGTTCGATTGCCAGCACCTAGCTAGCTAGCGGCGCAGGCGTGGACACTGGCGGCTTGCAGTACAGTCTCGCCACCGGCGGTGCACCTTACCGGCCGGTATCGTCGCCGTCTGCCGCTGGCGGCTACACCGACCGCAGCCAGAACACGTATCAGTATGAAATCAACATGCATGAAGGCATGAGCAAAGACGATGCGCTGGCGCTGATGGCGCAGCACCAGGCGAAACAGGAGCGCAGCCGCCAGGCACAGAACCGCAGCAAAATGGGCTGGGAGGATTAACCGATGATGATGATTTACGGCATGATGCCGTTTATGCGCCAGACGCTGCCTTACGGCGAGCTTCAGCAGAATATTGATTACCGCTGGCCGACTAACAGCCGCATTGGCCTGCGCCCGGCGGCGCAGTTTATCGGGCCGGGTGATGAAAAAATCACGCTGTCGGGGGAGCTGCGACCGGAAATAACGGGCGGTGCGGTTTCCCTGCTGACGCTGCGCATTCTGGCCGATCAGGGGATGGCGTGGCCGCTGATTGGCGGTAACGGCGTGATTTACGGCATGTACGTGATCGAGAGCATTTCTAACACGCACAGCGAGTTTTTCAGCAACGGCACGGCCAGCAAGATTATGTTTACCCTGAGCATGAAGCGCGTGGATGAGTCCCTGACGTCAATGTTTGGCGACCTGAAACAGCAGGCCGACGGATTAATCAGCGGCGTCAGCAATCTGCCCGGCCAGGTGACATCGGCCATCAGCAGCGTTAAATCGGCGGCGGGCAGTCTTATCTCACAGGCGGGAGGCTTATCAGGATGACGGGGATAAGCAGTCTGCCAATGCAGGCCGGTGCGCGCCTGACGCCTGACTTTATGCTGACGGTCAATTCTAAAGATGTGACCGCCAATATCCGCGACCGCCTGATTTCGCTCACACTGACCGACAACCGCGGCTTTGAGGCTGACCAGCTCGACATCGAACTGGACGACGCCGACGGGCAGCTGGCGATGCCAGTACGCGGGGCCGTGGTGACGCTGTTTCTCGGCTGGAAAGGCCAGGCGCTTATCGGTAAGGGCAGTTTTACCGTTGATGAGGTGGAGCACCACGGCGCGCCGGACACGATGACCATCCGCGCCCGCAGCGCTGATTTCCGTGGTTCACTCAATTCCCGTCGTGAGGTGTCTTATCACGACACCACCCTGGGCGATATCGTCACGCAGGTGGCCGGGCGCAATAGCCTGAAACCCATGCTGGCCGATGGCTTTGCCGGGATCGCCGTGGCACATATCGACCAGACGCAGGAGACTGATGCCAAGTTTCTGACGCGCCTCGCCTCGCTTTACGGCGCAGTGGCAGCGGTGAAAGCCGGGCGGCTGCTGTTTATCCGGCCGGGGAACGGCGTCACCCTCAGCGGCAAACCTATCCCGCAGATGACCCTCACCCGAAAGGACGGCGACCGGCACAGCTTCAGCATTGCCGACCGTGGAGCCTATACCGGCGTATCGGCCAGCTGGCTGCATACCAGAGACCCGAAGCCGAAGAAGGTGAAACTCCAGCGCAAACCCAGAGAGAAGCACCTGCGAGCGCTTGAGCATCCGGCCGCAAAAAAGACCACGGCCAAAACCACGAAAACACCGGAGGCGAAAGAGGGGGATTATCTGGCGGGCAGTGAAGACAACGTGTTCACGCTGACGACAGTCTACTCCAGCAAAGCCACGGCCATGCGTGCCGCTAAAGCAAAATGGGAGAAGCTGCAACGCGGTGTCGCCGAATTCTCTGTCACGCTGGCAATGGGCCGGGCCGACCTTTACCCGGAAACGCCGGTAGCCGTGAGCGGGTTTAAATCAGTGATTGATGCACAGCCGTGGCTCATCAGTAAGGTAACTCACAGTCTGAGCAGCAGCGGTTACACCACACAGCTTGATTTTGAGGTACTGCTGTCTGATGTTGAATACACAGCGGAAAGTGATGAAGAGTCAGGGGTTGACGATTGAATAATTTAAATTTGCAAATTAAAGTTTGATTATTCAAAATACAAACATTCCTCCTCGCCTCGCCAGTCAAAAGGATTATTCAACATGATGCACTGCCCCGAATGCCAGACTGCTGCACACGCCAAAAGCAGCCGCTATGTTTCGAAGGAAACCAAAGAGCGTTACCACCAATGCACTAACATCAATTGCAGCTGCACATTTAAAACGATGGAAAGTGTGGTTTGCCGCATAGTCACACCAGGCGTCATTAATAGAGTGCCGCTTCATGTTAACCACGAACAGCAGCCCCTTCAGCTGCACTGA